GTCGATGGTGACGCTGCCCGGTGCCACCAGTTTGGCCGTGCCACCTCCCGGCAGCGTGGCCACGAGAGCATGGGCCGCGTGGTCGTACTCGATCACGGCGCCGTCCGGGTATTTGGTGATGGTCTTATTGGGGTCGTTGCTGGGCGCAGGCTTGCCGGTGCTGTTGAGCCCGACGATGACTACGGCTGCGCCCAGGTCGCCGCTGGGGGAGAGCACGGTGGCCTGTTCGCCCACGGTGGGCGGGTTCCATGTGGTGGTGCCGCCCGCGCGGGCCTCGTGATAGGGGCGCCAGTCCGTGACCAGCTCGCCCAGCGAGACACGCACTAGCGCGGGCTTGCCGGGGCCGCCGTGGTCAACAGAATGGATGCTCCCCACGCGGATCATGTTGTGCAGCAAGCGCTGCATGTCGCCAATGGCGAGGGCGGGATCGGAATTCATGCGCCGACTGTGCCGGGCCGTGCGCGGGCGCGCGAGCGGCGGGCGGTGTGGCGGCAACCTGCACGCAAGCCAAAGCCAAATTTTTGCGTGTGCGGTGATTTAGAAAATAAAGTGACTGTTCACTGCCGCGTAGCAGATTTAGTCAATCGACAACGACTGGTGGCGATTCATTGCAGCATTTGACTGATGCTGACTAATCATCGAAATTCATCGAATCTCTTGTAACATAATCGACTTCTGTCTATTGGAAATCTCTAGTCAGATGAATTATTAATGGAATATTAAATCGAAAGGGAGTCTATGAGTCAGTCACCACAAAAATGGTATTGCGACGTGTGCGGCGAATCGATTAATGATGTGAAGGACGGTTATGTAATTTGGAAAAGTGATGCCCAACTTAAATCTCACGATTTCAAGATCATTCATCGACAAAAGTGTGACATCAAGCAGTATCCGTCCTCGGCAGCCCTGGAAGACTTCATCGGCGTAGATGGGCTGGCGAAATTGCTGTCAATGCTGAGCCTTGGCCCCATTAAGGAAAACCTAGGTGCTGGAAAACATAGAGATATCGCTGATACTGATGAGTTTGTCGATTTTGTAAGGCGCGTGCAGACTCCAAATTACGAAGAGGCCCGCAGGAAATTTGGCGATCCTGATCTGCTTGATGACTTCTCCGATTCGAATGAAATTGCCCCGTATCTTCAGGAGCGTCTACAACGAATCATTCAGTCTTACTGAACGGCTAAGCGATAATTTCCGATAAATTTATCGCTTATCTGGGACAGCTTCTGGCTGTGTTGGCCATTTTTGGCCAACCGGCTTTATGTCGTGTGTTGCAGCAGTATGTCCTCAATGTCCTTTATCTCTTGCTGCGTGTAGCCCAGCAGCTCGCGGCTTGCATACTTCACCACAGGGCTGTTGCGGTCGCGGCGGTCCACCTTGTCGCGCAGGCCGTAGTGATGGACGCGGGCCACGTAGGAAACCCTTGGGTTCATGGCCACGCTGGCCATGTCTGCAGTGGCCTTGCGCTGCAGATTGCGAGCCTTGCGCAGCCCCATGAACATTTGCCCACGAATGGCGCCCTGGCGCTTGGCCAACTGCTCGCGCGGGCGGCGTGGCTCATAGGGGGAACCGTCCGGGTTGCGCTGGTCAGCAATGCGCTGGGCCTGACTCTTGCGCAAATATGTGGCCACTTCCAGCATGGCGGCCTTGCGGCCTGCTGGTTCCATGCGCTGCAGCAACGGCGTGGCCCACTGCGCGAGCTGTTCCAGGGCATTGGCCATTATTCAATCCCCTGGGTCTGGTGCCACTCGGCGCCGATCTTGTCGCCCAGGTAGAGACTGTAGTCGCCGCTTGCGTAGGGCTTGGGGCTGTATATCTCGCCCTTGTGTTCTGCAGTCAGGCGCTGGCGGCCTTGGCTGTCCTGGTCTTCCTTGACGATTACGGTCTCGGTCAAGTCCACCTCGATCACAAGGTCCACCTTGTCGTTGGCCAGGACTTCCACATCAAAGCGCAGACCCCTGGCGGCCCTTTCCTTGTTCTGCAGCAGGTCCGGCTGGTAGGTGCTGAGCCAGGCCAGGATGGGGACGGCGAACAGGTCCATATTGCCCGCGAAGTCCAGCATGATGAGGCGCACCGTGAAACGGTATTCAAAGGAAAGCGTTTCGCCGCTGCGCGCCACCATGTTGCCGGACTCCACAAACATCTTGAGCCGCTGCGGGTCTGTCTGCAGCTCAGGGATGGCACCTGCAAGGAAGTTGCGCAGTGATTGCGGCTTCTTCATGGCTGGCCCCCGTTGGCTTGGCGCATTACTTGGGCGTAGCCGTCAATGCAGGTGTTGAGGTCCCTGATTGCGTTGTCGCCGTCTTCGGTGATGCGGACAAGAGCTGCAGCATCCGCAGAGTCAATGTCGGCTCTCGCTTGGACAGGCCCAGCGGCGGCACTGTGATTGCCTCCCGGCTGGGCGGTGGTACGGACTGACAGGCGCAGAGAGCCACTGCGCAGGTCAGAGTCAAGGCGATCAAAGGCAGTCTTTGCATCAGCTTTTTCCAGTTGGTTGCGGTCCAGAATCTGGCCGAGCTGCCCGGCCAGTTGGCCGCTGCGCTCGATGGAGAACTCCAGGCGCTGGACAGCGGCGGCGCTGTGCTGGGCCTGGGCTTTTTGCATGCCCCGTTCCTCCGCGCGCTGGTCCACGGCGTAGAGCAGGAGCAGCAGGGCGATGGGGACGACCAGCCGGGTGAGGGTGGTGGTGATCCTGGCGGGCGTCATGCTGGCAGGAAGTCCTTGCCGCCCAGAAGCTGGCCCAAAGCGCGATTGAGCTGCCAGCCATACTGGTACTTTTCATCCTTGGGGCGGCGCTCGGCCAGCTCCTGCAGATAGACCGACTGGCGAGCGCAAACCATGCCGAAAAGCACTCCACCGCCTTCACGCCCGCGCTTTTTGAGGAAGGTGCGCAGGGCGGCCAGGGTGAGGGTGCCAATGCGCCCATCCGCTGTGATGTCGGGATAGTCGGTGCCATTGCGATTCAGCACGTTCAGCGCCTGCTGCAGCTGCCTGGCGGCTGTTTGCTGCCCAGCCAAAACACCGAAGTCGAGCAGCGCTTCGGCCAGCGCCGGGTAGATTTCATCGACACGGTGGAAATTGGGCTCGATCCAGTAGCGGCGCAGGTAGATGGTTTGCGCCGTGGCATAAGGCAGGTCTCGCATGGGGCCGGTGTAGTCGTAGGCGCGAGCGGTGGCGATGGTGATGCCGTATTTAGTTTCCTTGCCCGAGTCCGTGGGATCGTTGGAATGACCGCCTTCGCGGTCGATCAAATCATTGATGTAGGTAACGGCGCTCATTCGGCATCTCCCTTGCGGCCTGCTGCGCTGTGGCCCGCAATGTCGCCTCGCAACTGGTCGGCCATTTCGGTGATGGTCTGGCCTTCGCTGCGCTTGAGCCAGAGGAAGACGCCCGCGACGATCCACGGGCCAGGGATGGAGCAGACCACCAGCACGCAGCCCGTGATGATGAAGAAGCCCGCAATGGATGGCACGGCGGCCATGGTGGCCAGTCGCATCCCAGCCTCAAAGACGCCGGGCCAGTGCTGCATGAGCAGCACCAGTGCAGGCACGCCCAGCACAAAGCCGCTGACCAAGCAGGCCAGGACGCGGTTGAGCAGGTCGCCGCGCGGGTCGGTGCTGCGAAGCGGCACGAAACGCAGGCCCAGCCAGAAGGCAATCAGGCTGGCAATGACCGGCAGGGAGAAGAGGGCGAGCTTGTAGCCCGCGAAGGTGCCGACAGCAGAGGTGGGTTCAGACATGGCAGTGAAGTGGTTTGGTTGGGCAGTCGTCAGTCCCACAGGGAAATGGTTTTCGGTGCGGTGGGGGCGGTGGGCGGGTCTGGCAGGATGACCCGCCGACCCAGGGGCAGAACAGGACCAAGTGCAGCAAGGCCTGGGTTCAATGCATAGGTGGCTTCTGTCACCCCTGCAGTGGTGCCCAGGTGGCGCAGACAAAGGATGTCTACGGTGTCCCCTTGCTGTGCCTGGACGGTGATGGTCATGGCTAGATCAGCTCCGATTCCATGCGGGCCACGCCCAGGATGTCGCGCACGGCGCGCAAGGCGTCCGCACGGTAGTCACTGGCTTGCAGCTCGCGGCGCTCATCGCCGGGCTCGGTGCGGCCGGTGGCGTCGGTGCCCGCATAGCGTTCGATCAGGTCGGCCTTTGCATAGGCGTAGACAGCACGCTCAAAGCACAGCACGTTGACACTGGTGCCGTTGATGGCGATGGCCGGGACAGAGGAAAGCGCATCGAACCCGGCAGCAGCTTGCGCGGCAGCCCAATTGCTCAGGTCTTTTATGACGCTGGCCAGGGCGTTGGCGGCTGCGTGGGTGAGGCGGGCAGCAGTCACGGAGCCGTCCACGTCCACGCTGTCGCGCAGCTTGGCTAGGTCGATATGGGGCCAGAAGCTGCCTGCATCCAGCACGCCCGTGATGGGCGGTTTGCTGGGCGGGTCGGTCACGATGATGGGCGGCGCGTTGGCAATCATGGTCATGGTGCTGGGCTGGTGTGGTGCCAACGTAGTGGGCGGTGGTCGCAGGGCGTTGCGGTAGGCCGAAGCCTTCGCGCGGCCCTGCGAGCCGCCCAGCACGGGGGCTGTGCTCGGTGGGTTTAGCGCTTGCCTTTGGCTGCTGGCTTGGCCGGGGTGGCTCGCTTGCGTGGTACAGGGGCAGCGGTGGCAGTTGCAGCTGCCGGTGCAGCGGGTGCCGTCGTGCCATCGGTCTGGGGTGGTGCCGCCAGGGCGCGCAGCTTGCGCTCGATGCGCTCCATGTCCTTTTTGACGCCGCTCTGCGCGTCCAGCTTGAGAGCCTGGGCCAGCAGCGCCTGGACGCCGCCCAGGGTTTCCTGGGGGATGTCGTCCAGCGCCGGTTCCTCGGCGGTCTGGACCTTGCCCAACATGGCATAGGCCGTGGCCTTGTAGAGCTTGGCGCGGGCTTGATCGGGGGCGTCCAGGCTTTGAGTGATGCCATCCACGGCCGTCAGGTGCTCGGCCGGGTGGGTGTCATCAGGCACCATGCCGCTGGCGTCTGGCTTGATGGGGTTCCACTGGCCGCCCAGGTAGGCGCCTGCGAACTCATCCATGAGCAGGGCGGCCGTGCTGCGGTGGTACTGGTCGGGCAGGGGCAGGCTGTGCTGCACGGCGTAGGCAGCCATGCGCAATGCCAGGCCGTAAGCCCCGGCGTCAATCGCCCAGACCATTGTGGTGGTGAGAACCAAATCCTTGGCGCCTCGGCCATTGGTCAATGCGCCCTCGATCCAGGGCAGGTAGTCGGGCAGCATGGCGGCCTTGGCTTGGCGCTTGAGCTGTACCGATTCCATGTTTTTGAGCATGCGCTTGTCGGTGGCCAGCTTGGCCATCATCAGCTCGTATTCGCTGCCCTGGACCTCGATGCCGAACGGACTTTCGGCCTGGGCCTTCGCAGCCAGCACGCGGGCGCGGTGACGCTGTGCGGGGGTGAGTTGCATGATGCGTTTTCCGGTAGTTGCGGAGAAGGCCGGCGCCTGATGCGGACTGGCGCCGGCCCGGCTGGGCTTAGGCTTCGACGATCTCGATGTTTTCGACCATGGACGCGAGGCCGATGTCTTCCACTACGTAGTCGTCATTGCTGGACTGGTAGTCCTCCACGCGGTTGCGCTTGGGGTTCTCCACGATGTAGCGGCGACGGCCGCCGCGCTGCCAGTACACGGACAGGTTGTCCAGCGTGGTGATGAGCATGCCGTTCTCGGGGAAGAACGGCACTTGCACGGCCTGCAGACCGCCCACGCGCTTCTGGCTGATAACGATGTCTGCCGCCAGGGTTTCGCTGGGTGCCTGGGTGGTGTTGACCAGCGGGAAGTACTTGTCGTGCAGCAGCTTGTCACCCAGGATGCAGACCAGCTGGGGATTGTTGCGATGCCAGGGGGACAGCAACTGCTTGGCATCAAAAACGGCAGCGTCCAGATTCTTGAAGTCGCCTGTAGGGCCGATGACGATCTTGCCTGCCACCTTGCCCTCGTGCATGACGTTCTCGGGTGCTTCTTCGCGCAGCTTCTGCAGCCAGCCCTTGTTCACGTCCTGCAGCAAGGGATTTGCCGCAAGGTTGGTATCCGGCGAGATGGATACGCCGTTGAAGCCGATGCACATGCGGTCCAGCGCTTGCCGGTGGGCCAGCAGGCGCGCCACACGGACCTGGAAGTCGGGGAACTTGGCCCAGGCGTCGATGAGCGCATATTTCAGGTGCGAGTCGTAGTTGGTCTGTTGGCAGTGGTAACCGCGCGCGCTGATGCCGGTCAGGTCGCGCGTCTGGCGGTCCTTGTCGGCGGTGTTGGTGCGGCTGGCGATGGGGCCGGACAGGGACAGGCCGAGCTTTTCGCCTTGCATCTCATCCACGGGGACGATGTTGATGCGCTGCAGGAATTCGCTGGACTCCTGCATTGCGTTTTCCAACTTCTGCTGGACGCTGGGGGCGACGGCAAAGGCCTTGTCTGTGTCGGCAGTGCTGACGCCGTTGAGTTGGGCCACACGGCCGAGAAATTCGTTATAGCTTTGGCGGCTTTCGTTGCGCATGAATGGTTCCTTGAAGTGGGACGGATTGGGCGGGTAGGTCAGAAATCGGTCTGTTGCTGACCGGCGCCGCCGCTGGCCACGGGGCGGCGGTTGGGGGCTTCGGTGTTGTCCAGCTTGGCGAACTGCTGCTTGAGCTTGTCGATGTCCGTGCTCATGGCTTGCAGCGATTGGTCGGTCTTGGCCTGGGAGGCTTGTGCGGCCTGGACATGCTTGGAGAAGTTGTCGCCCAGCTGGCCAAAGCCATCAGCCACAGCTGCAAAACGGGCGTCGTCGTTGACTTCCTTGCCGGTGAACTTGGCCACGGCGGCAGCAATGCTGGCCTTGAAGCTGGCCACGATGCCGGCGCTTTCGTCTTCCAGCTCCAGAGTCAGAGGCTCGGCCACGGAAAACACATCGTCGGGCTGTTCCTTGCGGTGCTTGAAGGGGTTGGCGTCCGGGTTCTTCGCGGCGAACTCCAGCATTTCGGTGCCCAGGCTGGCGGGGTTGTCGGTGACGGCCAGACCGACGAGATAGGCCTCGCCGGTATCGGCAAAGCTGGGGCGGACCTCGATAGAGGTGTAGAGCTTTTGGCGGCGCTTGTTCAGCTCGACCAGTTCATCGGTGGCGTCGATCTGGGCGAGCAGAGCCAGCTTCTTCTGGCCACCGATGTCCACCTCTTCGGTCTTGACGGCCAGCACATCGCCGTAGGCGCGGAAGTCGCTGTTCGGGCCATAGCCGCGGATGTGCTCCATGTTGACGCGGGCGCCGTAAACCTGAGGGTTGTAGCGCTTGGCAATCTGCAGCAGCCAGTCGCGGTCAATGGTGCGGCCGTCAGAGGTGGCGCCTTCGACGGCGACGCGGAAGAAGCGGGATTTCTTGGACATGGATGGATGAGCCTCGCTGATGGGTTTGCCGGTGTCCGGCGATGAGTTAGCGGTGAGTTCTCATGGTGTCCAGCGGCCTGCGCCGCGTCACGCGGGTGTCGTTGTGGCGGCGCGGTGGACGTAATCGCGTGCTGGTTTAGTTGGTGCCCGCCCGGAAAACTGCCTGCCATGGCACGAAAGAAACCGACCGGGGAGGGCTGCGCCCCATTTGCTGCAGGCGAACAGCCACAGGCCAAAGCCACCAAACAGAAGGACGCTGATTTCGGTGCGCTCGTGCTCGCCCAGGCTCAAGAGCAGGGCAGCGCTATGCAGGCGGCCGTGCTGGCCAATAGCTCGCAACCCAAACAGGTGGCGCGGTATCTGTACTGGCAGGGCTGGCGGCCCAAGCTGATAGCGGAAAAGCTGGGCGTTCCGGCAACCACGCTTTACGGCTGGCGCGATGCGGAAGAGTGGGACAAGTTCACGCCGCTCGATCGCGTGAACGGAGCGCTTGAACTGCGCATGGTGCAGCTCATCATGAAGGACGAGAAGACAGGCGGCGACTTTAAGGAAATCGACCTGCTCGGCCGCCAGCTGGAGCGCACCGCACGGGTGGAGCGCTACCAAGAAACCGGCAAGGAAGGGGACCTAAACCCCAACATTGCCCGCCGCAATGCCGCTCCCAAGCGCAAACCCAAGCGCAACGAGTTCACGCCCGAGCAGACAGAGCAGTTGCTCGAGATATTCCACGCGGGAAATTTTGGGTATCAAAACCGATGGTTTGAAGCCCAGAAGGAGCGCACGCGCATTCTGCTCAAGTCGCGCCAGATTGGAGCTACCTTCTACTTTGCCCGCGAAGCCTTGATTCGTGCGGTGCTCGAAGGGCGCAATCAGATTTTTCTGTCTGCATCCAAGGCCCAGGCGCATCAGTTCAAGAATTACATGGTGGCATTCGCCAACGAAGTGGGGGTGGACCTGGGCGGTGATCCCATGGTGCTGTGGAATGGCGCCGAGCTGCATTTCTTGGGCACCAATGCCAAGACGGCCCAGGGCCGCAGCGGCGATTTCTATTTCGATGAGTTCTTTTGGACAGGTAATTTCAAGGAACTCAACAAGGTGGCCAGCGCCATGGCCACGCATAAGCATTGGCGCAAGACTTATTTCAGTACCCCGTCCGCAAAGAGTCATGAGGCCTATTCGTTCTGGACTGGCGAGGACCGCAACCGGGGGCGGGACAAAGCCAAGCATGTGCAGATTGACCTGAGCCACAAGGCGCTGGCCAACGGCCTGCGCTGTGCTGATGGTCGATTCCGTCACATCGTGACTATTGATGATGCGCTGCGCCTGGGCTGCAATCTGTTTGACTTGGCCGAGCTGCTGGAAGAGTACCCCGACGACGAGTTTGCGAATCTATTCCGCTGCGAATTCATTGACGACAGCAATTCACAGTTCACGCTGCAAATGATGCAAGCGTGCATGGTGGATTCGTGGGAGGCATGGGCCGACGACTTCAAACCTCTCGCCGCGCGCCCATTTGCGTGGCAGCCGGTCTGGGTTGGCTATGACCCCTCGTTTACCGGCGACACGGCCGCCCTGGTGGTGATTGCGCCGCCCAAGGTGCCGGGCGGCAAATTCCGCCTGCTACACCGCCAGCAGTTCCGGGGCGCGGACTTTGAGGCCCAGGCCGAGTACATCCGCAGCATTACTGAGAGGTACAACGTCACGTTCATGGGCATAGACACCACAGGCTTGGGCCAGGGTGTCTATCAGAACGTCATCAAGTTCTACCCGCAGGCGCGGTCCTATCACTACGACTTGGCGCTCAAGGCGCGGCTGGTGCTCAAGGCCAAACAGGTCATCAGCAAGGGCCGCCTGGAAATGGACGCCGACTGCACCGATGTGGCCGCCGCGTTCATGGCCATCAAGAAGGTGCTGACACCCAGCCAGCGCCATGTCACCTATCAGTCCGGCCGCTCGGACGACATCGGCCACGCCGATCTGGCCTGGGCGGTGATGCACGCATTGGATAACGAATCACTCGCCGGGGATGTCCACGGCGGCAGCTCATCTGTAGAGGTTTACGAATGACCAAAAAGAATCCCACCCCCATGGCCAAGGCTGAAACACAGGGAGGGCAGGTAGAGGTTTTTACCTTCGGGGACCCCGAGCCGGTCAGCCGGCTGCGCCTGTTGGACTATGTTGAAGCGATGTTTAACGGCCGCTGGTATGAGCCGCCGTTTCCGCTCGATGGGCTGGCCGATGCTTTCAGGGCATCGCCGCACCACAGCTCTGCCATCTACCTGAAACGCAATCTGCTGACATCGAGCTTTGTCCCGCATCCGATGATGTCGCGCGAAACCTTCAAGGCCTGGGCCACGGACTTTCTGGTGTTCGGCAATGGCTACCTTGAAGCCCGCCGCGCGCTGTCCGGCCGCACCATGCGTTTTGAACATTCGCTGAGCCGGTACATGCGCCGGGGCCAGGAGAAGCGCTATTTCTACGTGCCCAACTGGCGCGAAGAACATGAGTTCGTGCCAGGCTCCGTATTCCATCTGCGCGAGCCTGACATCAATCAGGAGCTGTACGGCCTGCCCGAGTATCTGAGCGCGTTGCAGTCGGCGCTGCTGAATGAGTCGGCCACGGTCTTCCGGCGCCGCTACTACGAGAACGGCAGCCACGCTGGTTTCATCATGTACCTGAGCGACAGCGCGGTGAGCAATGGGGATGTGGAGAAGCTGCGCGAGCAGCTGCGCAAGTCAAAGGGGCCGGGCAACTTCCGCAATCTGTTTGTCCATGCCCCAGGCGGCAAGCCCGAAGGCCTCAAATTGATTCCCGTCAGCGAGATTGCGGCCAAGGATGATTTCAGCGCGATCAAGAACGCGAGCAAGGACGATGTGCTGGCCGCGCATCGCGTTCCGCCTGGACTGTTGGGCATCATCCCCAACAACACCGGCGGCTTCGGCAATGCCAGCCAGTCCCTGGAGGTGTTCTACGCGAATGAAATAGTCCCGCTACAGGGGCTGTTTGAGACATTCAACGAGTGGGCGGGGGCCGAGGTTGTGAGGTTTCAGCCAAAGGAAATGACTCAGAACTAGCAGCTCTGACTGGATGCAATATTTGTCGAAATAGTCCGATGGTCGTGACTGTCTTCGACCCTACCCGGAAGTTCACAACGCATCTGAAGAGGCCAGCTTTTGACATCAAAGAGAGTGCCAACTTAGAGTCGTAAAACTGGCATCTGCCTGCTTCTACTTTTCTTCCCTAGGCAGAAGCATTGATTTTTCAAGATGCTCTTTCTGATAGGACTCAATGGAGAAACTAGCCATCCCTTCCTTTGAAGGGGAAAATTTCCCGATAACGACGACTCCATCCAATTTGGCTAGCTTTTTATCCCAGTTCTCATCGTTGTCCTTCACGTACTTGGTGAAGCAGGCTGGGCTCATTTGGGGCTGCCTCTGGCAACTAGGTCCCGACGCAGTGTTGGTAGTGGTTATTGGATTAAGGTTGGAGGTGGCCCATGCATGCCTAAAAATCAGCTTGCCGAAGCTCTTTAGTCCATCAAGCGTAGGCACAGTGCCGCCTACAGATATGTCTTCCTCAAGAACAGGTCGGCCAAACTTATCGTAAAACATCTGCATTGCGTCAGCGTTCGACTGCGTAGCTTTATCTGGCCTGTTGGTGTAGAGGCTAATTTTCCAAACAGTGCTGTCCGGAGTGAGCGAAAAAACAAATGTGGAATCTTGAGCGTGACGGTAGACCTTGAACGATCTATACCCTTTACCTTTGCAAATGTACCGAAGCTTTGGGAAGGTTTCCGCATCACGAGATTCAAGCATTGTCTGGACGGATTCACATGTGGCTCCGATGCGGAAATCACTTAGTGATTTCAAGTCGTCAGCGTTGACCACACTGTATAGCTGAGCATGACTAGAGCTGGCTACAAGAAGAAATGCAAAAAAGAGGCTTGAAGTTCGCATGGACAACGTTGATTATTGGCTCTGCCAAGAGTGCATGAAAACGTATAGAAAAGCGGATTTGTGACTGCCACTATCCATTGGCCGTGACTGCAGATGGCCGGTCACCGACCTACCCATTGCTTGTCCTTGCAGCACGCTCACATGGACATCACTTCTTCTTGCGAAGACTTGCGATCACACCAACTGTTGCGCCCACTGTGGCACCGGCGATAGTACCTACGAGTGGGATTGGAATGGCAATCGCAGCACCGATTGCTGCTCCTGTCGCAGCATCCTTAGCGAGGTTGGAAGACGCCACCTCTGCCGCAACGGCCTTGACTGCAGCGACAGTTTTCTCTGTAGCAATTTTCACATCCGTCTGGTCTAGCTGTCCGTCGCCATTTTGGTCGAGCAGCGTTGTACCTACAGTCGACGCTGTGCGGACTGCACTCGCACCAACTGCGCCTGCAACGTCACTCGCGGCTCGGACTACTTTTCCAGCCGAATGCGTCGCATCAGCCGCAGTTGCTTTGGCTGCGTTCAGCCCGCTCTGCAAGCTAGCGGCAGCAGCGCGCGCAACATCGCCCGAGGTGTGTGAAGCGGCAGCTGCAAGAGATTTGCTCGCTTCTCCGACCGAACTGAGCTTGTCACCAACCCGCTCGCCTGCTGCTCGTGCCGTCTTACTGACCACATTCGTCGCATCAGCAACGCTTGATCTTGCGGTGGTAAATCCCCTTTGAAGGTTGGAGGCTGCAGTGCGTGCAACTTCACCAGAAGTGCTTGATGCAGCCACAGCAACAGACTTTCCAGTCTCACCAACCCGCTGGACAACGTCTCCCGCGGTAATGGCTAACTGTCGAATTTTTTTCTTCATTCCTCGTCCTCCTGTGACCAGGATAGCAGCAGGTAGCTTGTGGTCGATACCGCTCAATATACGTCGAGCTATTTTTGGGTGACTTCTCGATTAGGTGCACCTTCAACTCGTGGCGCGCCATGACGCCCCCGCCGCGCCTGCCCGCTTCGTGGGGCGCAAATTACTACCGGGTCGACCCACCCCTAAGCCGCGCCAATGCACGCAATGCATGGCATTTGTGCCGTATTTTGTATTACGGGAAATTACGAGGTTTTAAGCACAAGCCGCGCATCTGCCGCAGTGCTTGCGACGACATCCAGCCTGCGGGCCATGGGCTTGAGGATTGCATGCACGCAGGCTGCGCTTACCTTGGCGTTCTGAGCAGCGGCCAGCAGTTCGCAAAGCGCCTGGACAGATGCGCTCACATCATCAATCTCATTCTGAAATTGCTCATTTGCTGAGTTCTTTGCCGCCATAACTACCTAACAGATACTGTATGTTCGTACAGTATATTCCGCACATTACTGTGTGAGCAAACGCTATCTTTTTTATATCGAGGCCATATGCAAGCGCCAATTCATGGCGGCACGGCTGGTAGAGCTGGGCCAGTAGTTAGGACGAAAAAAAACGCAGCGCCATTCAACACGGCCTGCGTTTGTCAAAGTCTGAGGGTCAAAGCGGGAAAATGTCCCACTTATGTCCCACTCCCACCAAAAACCATTGAAATTCAATGCTTTACTGGTCCCCCCGACAGGAATCGAACCTGTATCTGTCGCTTAGGAGGCGACCGTTCTATCCATTGAACTACAGGGAGAGGAATTTTTCCTTAATAAAATCAACAACTTACGGGTTATTTCTCAAGATTTTATAAGGTTTTTTGGGTTCGCAGTGATACGAAGTGATCCATTGTATCAATGGATGGGTGAGTGATAGCTAAAGAGACACAAGTGCCCGCACGCGGGAGTGCCGGACTGATTCAGGGGCGGCTCGATACGAATGTCGCAATTCGACGCAGCGAGGAACGTCCTCTTATCTTTGCCATCAGGCTGAGCACTTCCGGCGAAGCTCGAGTCGAATTTCTTCAGTGAGGCCGGACACTTCAGATGAGCGAAGCTGATACTCGGCAGTTATCTGCTCTTGGCTCTTGTTCGCGAGGAAGAAAAGTTTAGCTGCGGCCTCTAGCAGCAGGCTGACCAGTCTTGAGCTTCGATCAAGATTGTTGGCTTGCACCCAGCGATCAAGTGCTCCACTCGACATACCGTAGAGCTCTTCGCGCCAAGGCGAGCTGTTCACAGCGAGCAGAATATTTCGCTGCGCAGCGATGCGATTGTTGAACTCAGTCATCTTCTTACCTCTGCGAGCAGTCGTGACATCCAAGCTTGGACGACAGGAGCAGCTCTAAGTGCAAGCATAACCTCTTCGTCCGACAGCGCATTGCCAATCCCACGTGTTGACAATACTCTTGCGCGCGTAAGCACATCAAAGACTTCGTCATCGACCCTCAGTGGAGAGTCAATCAACAGGGGGGACTTCCTAGAGAAAATGGGACTCCCACG